AGACGGCACAGTTGCAGTAGACGCATCTATGGTTGCCCCGTCCTTATCTGTTATAAATGTTTTGGTCATTAGTATCTCCTATGCCACTTGTTGATCAATCTTCCAAGCGTTACGCCATGTTCGATGTTGGGGTAACTGCTCTTTCTTTACTATAAACAAACGCTTATGATTGGCTTGTTCATAATCTCTCCACACCTTTTCAGGTATATCTTTCATTATTAAGTATTCTATTGCTTCACTTTCTGTCATAGCCTTTACTGGCTCAGTGTTATGCAATAGATATCCTCTTGTATGTTTCACAAAGTCAGGCTTTGCTTCGTCCTTCTTGAGTTCCCAATAGACCCACACAGGTGGTAGTATGCCACCATTCAATGC